GGCCACCAGATCCTCGATGCTGTCTCGGTGCGGCGTCTCACGCTGCTGGTCGCGCACCATCTTGAGGAGCGCCATGAGCAGGAATCCATCTGCTTCGGTCAGGTGGTATCCAGCAATGGCGTTGAATGCCGTCACAGCGGCCAACATGCTGCGCTCGCCGCTGGGTTGGTCGTACTGCTTGCCGCGCTCGTCCATCAAGCTGGCGGCACGATGCAACAGGTCTTGTGCCTTGGTCGGGTTGGGTTGGTTGGTGGTCATCATTTTGAGTCGGTTGGTTGGTTGATGTTGAGCCATGCTGTCATGGCGTTATAGGCCTCTTCGGCGCTGCGGCAAAGCTGCACCACTACGCCACGGTCTCGCAGCGCCTGGTGCATAGATAGCTGCTCCTTGCTGGCCTTTCCGGTGTCTGTCTTCATCTCGATAGCCAATGACGGCAGGCCGGCAGCAAACAGCATCAGGTCAGGCGCTCCCGACATCATTCCTTCATGCGTCAAGCGCAAGCGCTGTGCCGCGCTGACGCTGGCACCGTTGGGGACCGCGAAACACAGCACCTCGGGGTGAAAGGCTCGTACCTTCATGACAAAGCGCGTCTGTTCGCTATGCTCTTTGGACTGTCGGCGGCATGGCTTCGGTGTTGCGGTCACATGCTGTCCTTTACTCCCACCAGGAAGCCGCTGCGGCGGCGCTGGCGGGCTTTGCTTCCTCTGGGTGCATGTCGGCATAGCCAGAAGGTTTTACGAAGCTGCAGCGGTGCATTGTGCCGGCTGGCAGTGTTGGCAGGTTGGTAAGGCTGCAAAGCTGCTCACGCCATGACATGACGAGCCATTGGCCTCGAACCTCCACGCGGTCGCCATCCAGGCTCAGTCGCTGTCCAGCGTCCTTGATCCGCTGCGCTTTGTCTTGGGCTACAAACTCTGAGGCTGTGCCGGTTACAGCGTGAGGACATCCGTTGCAGACCACGCGGTCGTCCAGGTCAACGCGGTAGTCGAGCTGGTCAAACACGGTCTTGTTGGTGCTAGTCATGGATGGATTGTAGCAAGGATTTATGCTGCGCCATCGACCAGCGCAGGTTTGTGTCTGTTGCCGTATTTTTGGGCAATGTTACTGTTACCGTTTATTCTCATACTCATACTACATTACACACAAAAAATACGTAGACACATTTTGCTGTGATTTTCCATCTTTTTTTCTTTTTCCACTACTTCTTACTTTTACTGTTACCTTAACGGTAATCGGTAACAAAAAGAGAGAAAGAGTAGTAAAAACAAGTACTTAGGCAAGTTACTGATTCCGTTACCGATCATGTTACCGTTTGATTTTTTCGACTCGGTAACGCTTTTTGTTGCCAAAACAAAAAAGCCTAGCAAATTGCTAGGCTTCTTGGGCGTTACTGATCGGTAACTTTGTGGGTCAGAACTCGCTTACCTGAACCTTGGCTTTTAGCTCGTTACCGAACATGACTCGGTGCGTCTCTGGCAGTGTCGCCATCTTTTGCGCCACTTCGCCACGCACAGAAAACTTGCATGCCTTGCCGTCAAACCTGATGACCCACGGCACCTGAATGAATCCAAGCTCATCCAGGCACTTCCTCATCCTGCGCCCCATCAGTGGTGCAAACCCCGCAGCCCTGAGCGCCCCGTTAACGTGACTCATGGACACCACATCGGCGGCCACTCCAAGTCCGCCAGCCTCTATCACCATCTCCAAGTTGATCACATCATCCGACCTGGTTGCCTCGATCATGTCCATCTTGGCGCGAGTCATTGGAGGTGCTGAAATGCGGTCAAAACCCTCCAAATCAATCGACATGAGCCAGGCCAGCACATCGCCTGGGTTATTGTTGATCACGCTATATAGGCGGTCCCAGTACGCCTTATTGAACATCTCGACCACATCCTCGCGCGTCCTCGCAGCGGTAGAGAAAACCCCATATCGCCGATCCTCGCTATCAATCGGTATGGCGTCCCCGAAGTTGGTGAAGCAGGCATAGTTCTGGGTGTTCAGCGCATCAAGCCCATCCTGCCCTTTCCTGACGATCTTGATTCTCTCGTTCGTGATGTAGGGCTTTAGCTTGTTCATAAGGTCATGCCGGCTATGCCCTATCACGCGGATCTCTTCTATGAACCGAACGCAAGCGCCCTCAGCCCATGAAGTGAACGTGCTGTAGACCTCATCCATGCTGATGGTCCGTACGTTCGCCTGCCCCATGGCTGCGCTCATGATCCGCTCAATCGTTGTCTTTCCAGATCCTTGGGGACCATAGACAACAGGGGCCCACAGGATTTTTAGGCCTGGGTGCTGCACGTTATGCGCCATCCATTGAATCATCAAATCGGCCTCGTGGCTGCTACTCATGAGCTTTTGCACGTGGTCGTGGATCACACGCCAATTCTCGCGCTCGCGCCATCCAGAGTCAATCTCCGGCATGCTGGAACCGCTGTAGCTGTTGAGGTAGTGCTTGCGCTCATGCTCGAAGAACTGCCCACCAGGCTGATCACGCCACATTGCCGGGACATACATCTGCGCATAGACCATGCGGCCCTCGGATAGTGAGAAGAAGCGGCTCGCCGCCTTTGGGTAGTCCTCATCGGGAGACACAGGAACATCTGCCGCATAGATCATGTCGAACGACTTGCTGGACAGTTCGCGCCCATCACGCAGGTTCACGAACCGCTCTGACTGCTCCAGATACACCCAGTCCCGCAGCATCTCGCTCGTCTCTGCCGATGCCTTGAACGATGCCATCGCCAACTCGGCCTGCTCGCGCTCGGCATCTTTGAGCGGCTTGTTCTTGATGATGGCGCGCGCGTCGTTGATGCTGATCGTCACCCCGACCCGCTTCATAGATTTTTTGTAGTGACTCGCCAGTGCGCTCAGACCCATCTGGTCGATTCCATGTAGCCGTTCAACAAACCTCGGCACCTCGCCTGTCAACTCCTCAAGGCTTGCCGCATCCATGCGTTGCATGGCGCGCTGCAGTGCCGCTGCGCTACCCGTCATGGCCACCGAACGAGAGGATTGATCGGCCACATCTGAATCACCGGATGGCTGATTGATGAACGCTGCAAAGTCATCCGCCGCGCTTCCCACCTCTTGCTCCGCCGCCTCCTCGTCCTGCGCTCCAATGAACTCGGCGAAGTCATCGGCCGCAGCAGCCACCGGCTCAAACCTGGTCATGTCTTCGCGTCGCTCGCTGCGCTCAATCGCAGCCAAAGCCTTGATAGCGGCTTTGAAGTCGTTGCCGTGGTCGAAGTGACAGAACAAGTCGAACGCATCCCCAAAGCACTGGCTGGCGGAGCCGCTAGTCTGCCGACCAAGACCTGCCGATGCGTCTGACTCGGACAGCGATACCCAGTGCGTGCCGAAGTCCCGCGTGGCATAAGACCCGCTGGACTGGTACGGGCTGCGCCAGTCGGCGCTGCGCCCCTTTTGGTCATAGGCATTGGCCCGCAGAAGGTCGGAGATGCTGTTGGCGTCGTTGAATCGCTTGATGATGTCAAGCGCGCTGTCTCCGTCGCCTTTGCCCATGGTGCGGGCCATGACAGCCTCTCGCGCCTTCTCGCGCCTTGCCAAATGAGCTGCATCCATGGCGGCGCGCTCTTGGCGCAGTGCCATGACAACCTCCTTGACCTTGCCGCTGCCTGGCTTGAGGCCATCACCATCAAAAACGAAGCGCTGGTAGAACTCTGGCTCGCCAAACACATCGCGCCTGGCTGGTGGTACGTTTGGCATATAGACTGGCTGCCCAGCCCTGTCCAGCGCGTAGTCAGGCTTGAACCCAGTTTCCTGCTCGAAGTGCCTGAACAAAGCGTGCTGCAGCTCCTGCCACTGCACAAAAGTCACGGCAGAGGCCAGCGGAATGATGCCGCGCCACTTCTGCATCTCTGGGCTGGCGCTGCTGCTCGAATAGATCAGCACTGCCACATCTTCCCCCACAAAAGACTGAATCGCGCCAGCAACCACGCTCAGCGATGGGTTGCCCTTGTCAATGTCCAGCGCCAGCGCGACGTATCGCCCCTTCTCGCGTTGCACCTCATGCGCGCGCGCATCAGAGCCGCAGTAGCTCGAAGGGATGATAGCCAAAGCGTCCATCTTCTCGTCGCTGCCAGGCTCCATGCAAAACACCTGATCAAGCGTCATGGTGCCGTAGTCTTGGCCTGAATATTTTTTCGTGTCGCCACTGCCGTTAAAACAAACAACACGATGTTCGCGCCATCCTGCTAAAATCTCGCTCATACTGCTCCTTTGTGAAATTCAAAACCCGGCTTGGCGCCATGCACGCCAGCCGGGTTATTTTTTGACTTGATAGACCGTGCCGCAAGTCGGGCACTGCAACCGCTGCGCCCTGTACTTTTGCAGCCGGTAGATGCTTTGGCGCCTGATGCCAAATGCCTGCGCCGCCTGCGCCACCGTAACCCCAGCCAGCACCATGTCCAGCGCCTGCGCGGTGCGAGTCGGCAGCTTTTCCGGCTTCTCTTGCCTCTGATGGCTGCATCGGATGGATGGTTTCTTCATGCTTTCTCCTAGCGTTGATTGACGGCGATAGTAGCACAAAACAGTGCTACACTAGCAGCACCCGGACGCACGGGTAGCGACAAGCGTCGATCCCATCGACATGATCGGCGCATACCGTTAAAACGATCAAGGAAATCGACATATGACAGCCATAGACCACAAGCAGCGCAAGCATGCGCGCCTTAGCGGATCGAAGATCGAACGCGCGCTGCTGTGCGCCGGATCGGTGCAGCTTGAGGCCCAGCAGCCCGAGCAAGACTCGGGCGATGCAGCCAAGCGCGGCACAGCCATTCACGAGATTGCAGACGCACTGCTGCGCGGATTGCCAGTACCTTCCGAGCATCTGGATAAGCCAGAGGATTGGAAGGAGGAGGCATGGGTCTATGCCTTCGCAGTGCGCGAGCATGCCGCGTCCCTGTCCACAAAAAAAAGCATGGTCGAGTTGCGAGTCGATGATGGCCTGCGCCAGCTACACGAAAGCCTTGGCGGCACTGCCGATTATGTCGCCATTGGTGGCGGATGGCTGCTGGTGTGCGACCTCAAGACTGGCCGGGTCGATGTTGACCCGAAGTGGAACAGCCAACTCATGACCTATGCGGCTGGCGTAGTGCTGCAGCTCAAAGCGCCGACAACGATCAAAATCAGGCTTGCTATCTATCAGGGTGGCAAGCTCAAGACCTGGGATTGCGAGTATGCGGACTTGCTGGACTGGATGGACACGCTGCGCGACCTTACCGCCCGCGTCTGGATCGACAACCCTGTGCGCACCCCATCAGCAGATGCCTGCCGCTACTGCCGCGCCAAGCTGGCCTGTCCTGAGCTGCAAGCCAAGGTCAAGCAGATAGCTACCAGCGTGGCTCAACAGGACTTCGGACTGGTAGAGCCCAAAGGCTCAGAGCCTGCACCCGTTGCAGTGCTGCACATCAGTACCGACATGCTTGATACTGCCGACCTGCTGCAAACCTGGATTGACACGGTGCGCGAGGCAGCAAAGAAGCAGATCATAGACGGCACAGAGATTGTCGGGTGGCGCATGAAACCGGGCCGGCGCATGGTGCAGATCGTAGACGCCGACAAGGCCGAGAAGCTGGCCAAGGATCATCCCGAGGCCTGGACACTCAAGACCGCATCGCAGCTTCAAAAGCTGGACGTTTTCCCGTCATCGCTGTTCCGCGAGGTAAATGCGGCAGCATCGCTGGTGAGGTTGGACAAGTGAAGCTATTTCAACACCAAGAAGTCGCCCGCGACTTTCTGCTGTCACGCAAGCGCGCAATTCTTGCGGATGCACCCCGCGTCGGCAAGACTATGCCAGCCGCATCAGCAGCGATTCAGCACCTTCCGGCCCTGGTGATATGCCCCGCAGTCGTCAAGCCTGGATGGGTCAAAGCCTTTGCAGCGCTTGGCCACCAGGCGCAAGAGATCAGGGGTCGAGCTGCCGCGCAAGCCGTCAAAGCCGAAGGAGTCGTTGTCATCAACTATGACCTGATCATGGACATGCCATGCCGCGAGGGATGGGCCACCGTCATCATTGATGAAGTCCACCGCATCAAGACACCGCCTGGAGAGAAAAAAGTTAGAGACCGAATCACGAAGAAATGGAAAACGGTCAAGACCGGACAAAGAACAGAGGCTTCGATTGAAATCATGCATGCCACGCCGCGCGTCTATGCGCTATCAGGGACGATACCACCGAATCGGCCTATAGAAATGTGGCCCCTGCTGCACGGCCTTGGCATCTACAAACGCTCATGGCTAGAGTTCGCGTTCAGGTACTGCAAGGCCTGGAACCCACCCTGGGGAGGTCTTGATGTGTCAGGCGCCAGCAACCTGTCCGAGCTGCGCGAAAAGCTTAAACCCCATGTGCTGCGCCGCAAGCGTGAGCAGGTCTTTGCCGGGTATCAGCACCCGGTCGTGTCGATGGTCGAGCTTGACTTACCAAACGACAAGCGAGAGAAAGCCTTTGATGCCGAGGCTGTGGCCGAGGCCGTCAGCACCAACCCAAACGCCATCTTGGCGATTGAGGGGCTGTCTGAGATCATGCGAGAAGGCGGAGAGCGCAAAGCCCCGCTTGCTGCTGACTTCATCCGTGCCAGGATCGAGCAGGAGCCGGCAGAGCCGCTGGTTGTGTTCGCCTGGCACAAGTCCGTGGTCGCCATGCTGTCAGACAGTCTCAAGCAGGATCCACCCATCAGCCACGTCGTCGTCACGGGCGAGACCAGCGCCGGCGCCAAGCAGCAGGCAATCGCTGATTTTCAGGCCGGTCAGGTACAAGTCATCATCGGAAACATCAGTAGCATCAGCGAGGGCGTGGACCTGAGCCGCGCCAACACCGTGATCTTTGCTGAGTCTACCTGGCAGACCAGTGCGCTAGAGCAGGCCAGCGCACGGGTCGAGAACATCAACAAGCGAGGCTGCGCGCCGCTGATCTACCTGCTGACGATCCGCGCATCACTGGATAGCATCGTCTTGTCCAAGGTGCTGAAAAAAGTAGGCATCATTGAGCAAATAATCTAGGCCATCCTTACAAAGTAGCATGAATAGTGCTACACTACATGCACAGCAGCGCAAAGCGGCTGTAACGTAAAAACCGACATACCGTCAAAACCGCTCGAAAGGCACATCATGGCAAAAGTTATCACTGGCAAGGTTCGCGTTTCCTACTTCAAAGCTGACGTTGGCGAGACAAACAAGCTCAACGGCAAGCACGAGTTCGGCACCCAGATCATCATCGACAAGGACGACGCTGAAACCGTCAACGCCATTAAGGCTGCAGCAAAATCTGCACTGGTCGAGAAGTTCGGCGACAAGATCCCGAAAAACGCTCGCAACCCACTGCGCGACGGCGACACCGAGACAAAGCAAGACGGCAGCCCACTCGGCAGCGCCTACGAAAACAAGTGGTTCATGAACTGCAAGAGCACCAAGCGCCCCGGCATCGTCAACACCAAGGGCCAGGAAGTGCGCGATGGTGAGATCAAGTCCGGCGACTATGTGCGCGTCAGCCTCAACAGCTACGCCTACAGCAACGCAGGAAACAACGGCGTCAGCTTTGGCCTGAACAACATCCTGTTTGTTGAAGCTGGCGAGGCTCTGGGCGGCGGCCGAAGCGACCCTCTGAGCGATTTCGGCATCACTGCTGGCTCTGCCGAAGTGTCGGATGATGACTGGGCATAACGCCTAGTCAGGCTCACATCACTAGCCCGCTACGCTGCGGGCTTTTTTGACCAAAAAAAACCCGGCAACCAGTGCCGGGCAAACTTCCAACCAAGGAAAACACCATGAATTTTACCATAACCTCCGATCCCGTGATCCAGCGTCAGGGCTACGCACAGCCTGGCCAGTACGACGGCTTGTTTGATCAGCTCACGCCAGAAAACAACTGCATTGTCCTAAACGATGCCAAAGAGGCAAACAAAATGTCTCAAGCCCTCGAAGAATGGGCCAAGAAACGCAAGATCATCGGCGCAAAGGTCAAGACTACCAAGGCCTACCCGACCGACAAGAAGCCGAGAATCTGGCTGGTGTATCCGCCTGTGCCTGAGAAGCCGAAGACTCAAATTCGCGGCAATTTTCCGAAGTGAGGCCAGTGATGACAAAAGATGAAATCATGAAAATGGCGCGAGAGGCAGGAATAAATTTTCGCCCACTATATGATGGTTACTGCGATATGGTTGGTCTGGATAGGGGGACGATTTGCCGCGTTGAAAGTATTGGTGATGAGGAGATCAGGCGCTTCGCCTCCCTAATCGCAGCCGCCGAGCGCGAAGCCTGCGCCGACATCCTAGATCGAAATGCGGACAGGTGCGACCCCTGCAGCATTGCCTTTGATGTGCTTGATTCCAACGCCAAGGCTATCCGCGCAAGGAGCCAAAAATGACACACAACCTAGGCGCCACCGTTTTCGTCTACCGACACCACGAGACTGGCGCAATCCGCGCGCTCTACGTGGATGACGCGCGCGCCATGATTGACCGAGATGACTACGAGCATGTCGCCAGCCTTGAGCCGCGCATGTGGATCGAGCATCATTTTGATGATGCAACCAAGGAGCGTGAGGCCTGCGCAAAAATCGCGGACGCCGAGCTAACCCCATACCCACCAGAGGCTCCAGTTAGCCAGTACCAGTCCGGCATATTCACTGCGGCAGAACAAATTGCCGATGCAATCCGCGCACGAGGAAACCATGACCAAAGCTGAATTTCTGCGCTTGCTGTGCCTATTGTCAAGCCTTGAAACGCTTCTGCTGTTTTCTGGCCAGCAACACCTGAACGCACAGCAGAACATCCCGGATTACCTGCTAGAAGAGTTGACAGCTATGTCGGAATTGCTTGAGCGCGAGATTTTGCGATGACAATCAAGCTCAACACCGACAAAAGCGCCGCCGTCAATCAGCAGTTTGTCTGGCTGTCGATTGACGATCACCCACCGCCAGTGGGTGCCAAACTCCTACTCATCAACCGCGCCAATGGCGTAGCCGTGCTGGGCGTCTACCACCAGAAGCACCAGTGGACCCATTGGCAGGGTTTGCCGAAATTCCAAGGGGAACAGAAATGAAACATTACACCGACCTCGTATCAAAAATCTTGCAAACCGGCGAGCGCCGAGAGGACCGCACCGGCACAGGCGTCCTGTCGATCTTTGGAGGACAACTGCGCCTTGACCTGCGCGAGCGTTTTCCGCTTGTCACAGTCAAAGAGACGCGCTGGCGCACCGCCTTCCTCGAAATGCTGTGGTTCTTGCGCGGTGAGTCGAACACCGAGTTCCTGCACGCCAACGGCTCCAAGCTCTGGGACGCATGGGCCGACAAGGACGGTCATCTCGGTCCAATCTACGGCTCGCAGTGGCGGCGCTGGGATGGCGTCACCGCCGAAGGCAAGCAGGTCTGGATCGACCAGATCCGGCGGCTGATCGCCAACATCAAGGCCAACCCGATGGGTCGCCGCCACATCGTCAGCGCTTGGAACGTTGCCCAGCTCGACGACATGGCCCTGCCACCGTGCCACTGGGCCTTCCAATGCTACGCCAGCAACGACGGCCACCTCGACATGCAGGTTCACCAGCGGAGCTGGGATATAGCCCTCGGTGCGCCCTTCAACATCGCACAATATGCTCTGCTGTTTACGCTCCTGGCCCGCGCCACTGGCAGAGTGCCGCGCCGCCTGATGTTCGCTTTCGGCGATGCGCACATCTACCTGAATCACGTTGATGCTATGCGCGATATGGTTGCGCGCCAGCGGTACGACAACGAACCTACGCGCCTGGCGATCAACACCGAAAACACCGACATTGACGGGTACAGCATCGACGATTTCCAGATCGTGGATTACAAACACCAGCCGCACATCAAGCTACCTATAGCAGTCTGACGGCCTGCTACAATACCCACACACGGCCCGCCATCCTCAGTGACGACTGATCAAGGATGAGCGGGTTTTTCTTGTCCGTCGCGCAGTGGGCAACAAAAAACCGGCTCAAGGCCGGTTTGTTTTTGCTGGGTAGTATCCTCTACACACTGCGACCATTGATCACCGCGCAAGCCTGATCCAGATCAACTACATCATGGTTGCCACGAATGCGCGCCTGAGTCAGCTTGATCGCCGCCAGGAAGGTCTTTCGGTCGATGGCGTCTCGCTGCGCATGTGCCCATGACAGCATCTCGCGCACGTCTTGCAGTTCCGAGCCCGAGAACCCAATCTTGCCAGTGCGCTCAAGCCTGGCAGCGCAATGGATGATGGCCACCTCGCCGTTTCGCAGCGCAACGATGCATTCAGCGTCGCCAACCTTCCATTCCTTCGCCAGTGTGCTGCCGATGTTGCAGGCATCAGCCAACTTCTGCACGTCGCGCCATGTGCCGTGACCGCGCGTGATGGCATCAAGCGCTGCCAGCTCTATCAACTCCAACTCCTGCCGCACCGATGCAGGCGAAACCGCCGCGTTGCGCAGCGCCACCTCAAACGGCAAAGGCTTACGCTTCATCAGCTTTTTGAGCACCATGGCGGCCTTGCGGTACTGGCAAGCCATGCCGGCGAATGATGGGCGCATGGGGCGCTTCATTGAAATCCTCCGGTGACATTGGCGATAGCGTGCGCCATGTCCATCTCGTAGATGCTCTGCGACCATTCAATGTAGGTCGCTGGAAGTCCGGCATTGATGGCTGGACGAGAATCTATGATGGTGCGAAGCCTGTTGACTTCAGCATGCAAACGGCGTAGCTCTGCGGCTGCTTCGTACATCAGAATGTCCCGCTGGACAGTTGCAACCACCTCGGCATCGCACATAGCGGCCAGTCGCAGCGCCTCATTTTGTTTGCTTACCATGTCGCCTCCCCATTGATCGCCATCAGATCATCGACCAGTCTGGCACGCTCCTGCGCCTGCGTGACTTCGCGCCGCTGCGGCTGAGTAGATGGGATGGCGTAGAGCCGCGCCAGCGTGTCGGCGTAGTCTTTGTCGGTGGTGTGTGTCATGCGGCCTCCTGGGTGACGCTGACGAATTTGTAGACGCGATACCGTAATGTGCGGCCATTACCAGATAGCGTGGTAGAGATACTTCCTTGAGATACGAGGTATGCGTCAAGTGTCCATCCGGGCTCCTGCGCGTTGTCAATCAGCCAAGCACTTAGATGGTCTCTGTCATATGTGTCCAGCGGACATTCGATGGTCCGTGGTTCGCTTACTTTCTGCATCCCGACGTAATCAAGCCCATTGACGGCCGCCACCACTGGAACAAATGAAAGCCCGGTTACTGCCATAGCGAAGTCGTACGGCGACATCTTTAGATCGACAAACTGAATACAGCTGGCGTTGTCAGTGATACGAATGCAAATGTTTTCTTTGTTGTCTCTGCTAATAGAGATGTTGGCTTGGATGGTGTTTCTGTTCACTTGGTTTCCTTAACTTGTTTGAAATGCTTTTTTTCCCATGCCGCCACCGGGTCAAGTGGATTCTTCTTGCCGTACCGCTGAACCAGAGCGAGCGCGACTTTGTACGGCAGGTGGCGGCGCCACTGACTTACAGCGCCAGGCGTGACGCCCATCTGCCGGGCCAGTTCTCGCTGAGTACCCACGACGGCCAGAGCGTGGTCAAGTATGGGTGATGTGGTGTATGGCTGCTTCATGCCACTGATTGTAGCCCAAGGATGTTCAGGCCACATCTAAAAAAAGTTTAAAAAAGTGTAGTCAAGCCGGTTTTCTTGTGCATAATGGAGCCATCGCAGCGAGACAGCGGCGACAACCAACCAAAGGGAATAGTCATGAACGCAGTAGTTATGAAGAAGGCAACAGAGTTCGCTACCGCAGACGAGTACGTTATCCACCACACAGCTTGGCGCGCCAGTCGGGGTGTTGAAACCAGCGAGCAGCAAATCGAAAGCCTGCGCGACCTCTGGCAGGACAACATCAACGCTGCAAAGCTCAGAAAAGGTGCCTATGTCCCTGGACGAGGAAACCAGAGCAACTAAACCAGAGCAACTATGGCAATGGGCACGGGCGCTACATCAACCGTTAAGTCCACATCGCCAAGCCTTTGGGCTTGCCAATGCGGATTCCGCAGATAACCAACCAAATGATCACCATGTACCACCAACTGCAAACCATCGGCGAAGAAGGCCTACTCGCCGAGATCGAGTACACACTCTGCGACCCGGACGAAGAGATGCCAGTCATAACAAAGATCACCATCGACGGCGTATCGCCCCCAGTTGGCGCCTTCGACCTGCGCCAGATTGAGTACATTGCAGAAAAGCTGCTCGCAGGCCATGACGCCGTGATGCGTGGCCTGATTGACGACGCACGAATCGACGCTTGGGAGGAAAACAATGACCGCTAAGAACATCATCCCGGCTGGATTCCAGTCGGCACCAGTCCTGCTGGCTGTCAGCGACCTGCTGGCAGAGCGTGACATGCTGCTCGCAGCCATCGAGCGTATCGCGGACACTGACAGCCGCTACGGCCTGGAAATGCAGGAGGTGGCCAGCGACGTGATCGGCAAACTGCTTGAGCATCGCATTGATGCCAAGCTGCGCGACAACACCAAGTAATCCAACCAACAACCAAGGAGAAAACATGCACATCAAAAAACTCACGACCTGGACCATAGCCATCGGTGCAGCCGCAATCCTTGCCGCAAGCTACCTTATCGACGGCCCAAGCGATCACGAGACGGCACAGATCATGCAAGCTGACATCACCTACGCCAAGGCCGCAGCGCGTGACGCTGCGCTACTGAAAGCCCGCTGCAAAGCCACGCGCGGCACAGTTGCCGAGTTGGTCATGGTCGGCACCAATGGCGACTATGCTTGCCTGGTGATGACCACCAAGTAATCAAACTAGAAGGAAGAAACACCATGAGCAACACCATCAATAACGGCGGACACGCCTTCCCGCACTCTTTGGAAGACCTTTACGAGCCAAACACGGCAGGTATGACACTGCGCGACTACTTCGCGGCCAAGGCGATGCAAGCATTGATGCACGAAGAAAGTGAAATGTCGTACGACAACATTTCAGATTTTGCCTATGCAGTTGCCGACGCCATGCTGCGCGCACGAGGTGAAGCATGAAATCTATCTACATCGCCCAAATCCTGCCGTACCAGATCCGCCAGCGCTTGCTTGGCCTAGCGATCAAGGCCGAGTTCGCAGCCTCCGAGTCGCCAGCAGGCCGTGAGTCCATCGCTTACAAGCAGGTCATCAGCGACATCGACCGCGTGACCGCTGACGCCCGCGCAAAGTTTCCACACCTCTACAGGTCCTAAAGCCATGAACGAAAACTCGACCACAGTCTTTGCCGTGATCCAGAAGATTGGCAAAGCCACCATGCAGCAGATCCGCGATGAGCTGCGCGGCATGACCTACAGCGAGGTGGAAAACGCCATCAAGACGCTGCGAAAATCGAAGAAGGTGCAGAACGTCAGCGACCAGGCCCATGTAGCAATCTACACCGCCGATATGACCGCTGTCTCTCCATACCGTCCCAGCAAAGAGCGTGATCCGATGACCGGCAAGCCGCTGAAAAAATGCATTGGACCCGTAACGCCTGGCCAGCTTGTCAGCAAAATGTCCGGCGTCTACGTGCCGACACGCACCAAACCTATGCGACCAGGTGCCACAGATCACGAGTCCTGCATGAGCCGCCGCGCTGGCGGCTTGGTGCGCCATACGGGGAAGTACATCGCCATGGGAGTTAAAGCAAAATGAGCTACAACCACGACTGCAACCAAGGACGCAACTGCCACTGCAAGCAACCGCGCCGCCTGAGCTATCGCGGCAAGGTCTTTCTGACCTACTTCGCCATTGTCGCCATCACAATCGCCGCTGCCGTCGGTATGGCGTACTTCACCCCCACTGGCGTATGACGAAGCACAAGCCATCACGCCGGCCACCGCAGGCGCTAAAACCAGCGCAAGCACAAAGCCGCACCATGGCCGACCTGAGGCCCAATGCGACGATCTGGTGCCTGTACTGCAATGAGAAAAAAACGCAGACAGGCTCTCAGAAATTCCGCGCGCACCACGTTTGCCGTGAGTGTGTGACAAAGCTGCAAACCAAGGAAACAAAATGACTGACAAACAACCTAAAGCCCTGCGGCTGGCGCGAGAGCTAGAGGGGGTTTACCCAGTCAGCATCCAGGACCAGGAAGCGGCGGCCGCCGAGCTGCGCCGCCTATTGGCCGCGAACATTGATTGCGTGGCCTGGTATGAGGCCTTAAAGTCCCAGCGCGACGAACTACTGAAGGCGCTGAACGACTACCGGGCGAAGGCGCATGAGATGACGGTCCAGCGCGACGCGCTGCGGGACGCGGCAAAGAATGCGCTGAACGCACTTCAAGTATGCGGTATGAAGTTCGAGCACGTCGAAGCAGAGCTACGCGCAGCCATCACCAAGACCGAAAGCGCATTATGAACCTGATCGAGAAGATCCAGGCTCATTCCGTAGCCTGCGGCGACTGCTTGGAGTGGCGCAGCTGCATGAATTGGCCGATACCAATCATGAAACACGACGGCAAGGTCGCAAACGTCCGCCGCCTGGTGCTGATCGACATGGGCGTCCCGATGAAGGGATTTATCGCCACCTACACCTGCGGGAACACGAAGTGTGTGAACCCGGAGCACACAGCACGCAGCAGCCGGGCGCAAATGAACAGGCGCATCATGGATAACATGAGCAGCGCCACGAATGCGCTGCGATCGAAGCGCATAGCCGAGGTTAAGCGCCGCACAGACGCCAAGCTGTCACGGGCCGACGTGGATCAGATCCGCGCATCCGGCGACACGCATCAGGATCTTGCCACGCGCTTCGGGATATCAAAAAGCATCATCGGCCGCATCAAGCGCGGAGAAATGTGGAAGACGTTTTCAGCCAGCCCGTTTGCTGGGCTTTTTGCATAAGGAACTGAAATGAACGACATGAAACAACAACCGGAATCCCTGCGCCTGGCTGACTGGCTGGAAGAACAGTACGATCCGACGCACCATCAAGAAATGTCCGCTGCCGAACTGCGCCGACTGCACGCAGAGAATGCAGCACTACTGGCCGAGCGTAGAAATCTTGGTGCAGCAATTGAGAGGCAGTATTCTGCAGCCGAGCAGATTGCGGATCGTGTCATGCGACTGGAAGGCCAGCGCGACGAACTGTTGGATGCGCTGCAATCTCTAATATCAGACAATCATCCAGAGTACATACCATCAAAGCTCTGGAAAAAGGCCCGCGCCGCCATCGCCAGGGCTGAAGGAGAAAATCAATGACAGACATGACCCGTACCCTGAAAATGATCGCCGACTGCGACGAAGAGGTGCATTTCGAGCGCCAAGTCAAGCGCGAGTTGCTGCGCTTGCATGACCTGATCGTTAAAGCTGACGCGCTGACAAGCGCGCAGGCGACGCGGATCGCAGAGCTGGAAGCAAACCTTAAGCGCGCAACGTCAGCAATGTCTGACGCTGGAAGCCTAACCATGTGCGCCGACCAGTACTGCCCCGAGTACGGCACCTGCTACCGCGCCCAGGCAAAACCAACGCCTGATCAGCGTTTCTGGGCCGTGTCGCCGCGTGAGGACAACTCATGCCGTTTTTATGCGCCAATCTACTTCACCAATGGCACGAGCGCACTGAGGGAGGATGCGCAATGACCCGCGATGAAATCATGGCACTTGCCGAAAAAGTTGGGCTCACCGGATTGTCGCTGATTGATGTTGCGTATCTCGAAAGTTTTGCAGAGCTTGTAGCTGCCGCTGAACGTGAAGCATGTTTCCGAATCGCAATCACCATCGGGGACCACAGCGCCGGATGTCGGCATACTGACGAGGTTGCTGCAGCCATACGCGCAATAGGCGAGCAATGACCGCACCCGCCCAGCCCATCACGCTGGACCAACTGGCTCGATTGTTTGATGCGGCCAACAAGGCCAACAGCGAGCTGGCAGCAGCACACCGAGCAAAGCCACGCGACCGCGACGCAATCGAGCGTGCCCGCCAGCGATCCAGCGCGCTGAACAGCGCCTACGATGCAGCCAAGCGCCAGTACAAGCGCCAAAAGAAGGCCACGCAGAAGTCAGCAATGATGACCACGATGATCGGCTTCTACCTGGATTACAGGGAAGCCAATCCGCTGTAAAATCACACCACACGGCCCCCGTCTCTGCTTTCATTTGGCAGAGCTCGGGGGTTTTTCTTTTGGCTGGCGCTGTTTGTTGTCATGGGGTAGAATGTTACCTGTCGGCGCAATGCTGACCTTGCCGGGCTAGGAAGGCCATCCGAAAAGCAGCCTCTCACTGCCTGCCCCAAGCAAGATCTTATGAGACTTGACCGAGAATCAAGATGCAAGAAAACAACACCATCAATGAACTGATTGCCATTGTCGTGTCCGACATGGATGCCTCCGGCAATGAACCCACCACCGACAGCATGAAGGTTGCCAAGCGCTTTGGCAAGCACCATCGTGATGTGCTACGGTCCGTCAGAAACCTTGAGTGCAGCGACGATTTCCGACTGCGCAATTTTGCGCAGTCCTCATACGTCAACGAACAGGGGAGGGAGCAACCCTGTTTTGTCATGACAAAAGACGGGTTTTCCATGCTTGCTATGGGCTTCACAGGCAAGGAAGCCGCGCGATGGAAGGAGGCCTACATCGGCGCATTCAATGCCATGTCTGACGCTCTGCACCGTCATGTGTCTTTTGCAGTTCCAGCCGACCTATACGCCCGCGCACTGCAAGCTGAGAAGGACGAGGCAGCAAGCAAGGCGCTTGCCTCAGTTGCTGGCAAGGCGCTGTCACTGCGCCGCAAAGAGAAGAAGGTTCTCGGTGAAATCCTGGTGATGCTGCGCGAGGAAGTGCAATTGAAGCTCATGCTGGGCTACATCACCGAGTAGCACCAGTCAGCACGCAAGCAGCAAGAAACCGCCACCAGGCGGTTTTTTCTTTCAGTCTTTGCGCTTGTCCATCAGTGACCACGCAACACCAGCAACAGCGGCGGCACCACCGACAATGGCATCCATCGTTGCTCCGTCAATGCCGTATTGCACAGCGTAGGCACCCGCTACGCCGGTCAGCAGGTGGCGGACAATCGCCGAGATCATCGTTGCGTTCATTTCCATTCTCCTGTTTTCATTTGTTCTGCCAGCCTTTTAGCCCTGGCAGGCGTTTGCGTTGCCCACTTGCTATTGAGCATCTGCTCAGCGGCTTCGGCGTACTTGCCAGCGACGATAAGTGCAAGCGTTGATTTGAAGCCGAGAAGGCCAGCCGTGCCGAGCTGAAACGCCATATTGATCAGCACACCGCGCCTGGCTTCATCCAGTCGATCAAACCACGGCAGCGCCTTTTTCAGCGCCTGCACGCGGTCCGCAATATCGTTGCGCAGCAGGTAGTCGATTTCATCCGGTCGAAGCCCTGCACCAGGCTTGCGCGAGTCGATCAGGCGACCGACGCCGATTGTCAAGAAGTCCATCGAATCTTTGTAGGCCGTAGCCCTGGTTCCTTCGTCGCGTCGAAGCTGTGCGGTCAGTTGCTCGATCATGTGAAAGGCCTCCACCAGTTGCGCCACCAAGTGAACAGCATGGCATAGACAATCGGGTTCATAGGTTTAGTCCTCGGTTTTTTAGGTAATCCAACAGCATAAATCCAATGCCAGCAATTGCCGACCATACCAAGCTTCCCAGCGTTTTTTCGATCACGGCATCCCTAAATCGGATTTTTCGTGATTCGGCCTCAATAGCAAGGCGTACCCACTGCATTTCCTCATCTGACAATTGCGGCTTGGTGGAGTTCATGACATCCACGATTTCTGAAATCAGCGCCTTGCGTTCTTCTGGTGTCATGGTGACTTGCTTTCTGCCGCGCGGGCCTCTACCTCATAGGGGTTCATGTAGTACCCGTGGCGGAGCGTCCACCACGAATATTTGATGGCAAACAGCAGCCGCCCTTCGCGCTCAATCTGCTCCAGGTGGCAGCGCTCGTGGCGCAGCAGGAGCTGGTCGTTCTCATGGCCTGGAAGCACATAGATTGTGGACCAGAAGCTAGTCCAGCCGTCGAAATTGCAGGCTCGCATGTACCAAGCTATTGGGCCGGTGGCGGTGCGAATAATCACTTTGCAACCCAGCCAGTATTCCCAGTGCCGGATTCTTTGACGTAGAACGATGTGCCTGCGCCTCCGTCTGTTCGGCGATACGTAGACCCAACTGCTGCTGTTACAACGCCCTCCGGGCTTCCAGTGCCAAACAAATCCTGCGGTCCAGACGAGGTTCCCCATTGAATACCGGCGGCAAAAAGACTTTTGCGCGCAGAGCCGTTAAAAATAGACCAGCGGCCAACAGGGATGGCTGCATCACCAATAGCCAAAGCAGCATCGGCAGAAGAGCCAGCCGGCTGATCATTGATCCTCAGACCTTCATGACGAGTCACCGTGCCCGCCGTGACTGCTGGCGCCTCAATGTATGGGCCAGCGATCACACGCGCCAGGGTTAATGTTGGAGCGTTTACGACTGGCCTGTAATGGGCTGACGCGGCCAGCGAAAACGCACCTGTTGCAACAGGCACGTAGTTTGCTGCGAATGAACTTCCGCCGGATCCTGGTGGAAAGTTGGTCCCAATCTGGAAAGATTGCAAATCACGATTGAATGCACCGATTCCGCCAAGGCGTAGCGTATTTTCATACATTCCGATGTTGGATCGACTTCCAGGCCAGAACACATAATCCGGCAGGTTTATTTTTGTGGCGTAATTTGTAGTCGTACCCGAAAAACCGAGCAGTTGTACGTTGCTAGGGTATGCGCCACTGGTGTTTGCTATGTTGATGCACGGATTGGCGTTTACCGATTGCGCTGACATGACAGGAGAAATGACTGTAATAGCATCACCCCCATCAAATTTTAGACACGACAAACCGGACGCTCCGGCAAGCAATCGCGGGGCGACAATGCTGATAGAGCCAACTCTATCAGTAGAAACAACGTCACGGCTGCAAGCCTCGCTCCCGCAGCCGATCATCGTCAAACCAGTGGATGCGCCGCCATCGTAATAAAACTCATACCCGTCCAATGAATTGGAGTCAGATGCGCAACCGACAAGCGAGATATAGTTACCAGCAATCTTGAATCCAGACCCAGAGTTTGCCCCTGCGTAGCAGTTCTGGAACGTGGTAGATGTGCAGTTGAATCGAGTTGTGAATCCGTTGCCAGCGTGCGCAAAGCAATGAACACCTACAATGGTCCCTGGGAAACACCAATCCAAATACAACCCATCGTGCGTGCCGTAGGTGTAAACGTCCCGAACCCGTGGCGTGGTGCCAAATGAATTTCCGTCGATTTTTATCGCGTAACCTGACGAATGTGTGGTGCCTTGTTTTTGCGCTACAGCAAAACCCTCAAGCTCCACAAAATCAACAGATCCGCCATCAACACCAGTGAATGAAAAAACATCACCAGATGTCCCTTCATGGATAAATATTGTACTTTCGTAGCCGTCGCCAATGATTGATGTTCCCGCTTTTCCAGTGACTCCAGCTGTCATGCGGTATCGACCACGCGGGCAATGCAGCCTGATTCCGCGAAATTTTGTCTGAATAGCGAAAGGAGCAGAAGCAGTAAGCGCAGAATCTAGGGCCGCTTGAATCGCAGCAGTCACATCCAGAGTTGCCGCGCCAGACCTCACATCCGCAACCTGCGCAGCCGTCATGAAGTCAAAAACGCTTACAGATCGCCGCAATGCTTCTTGCACAGCCGTGGAGACTGCGCCGGTGCCGGCTGGGGTGTAGCCAACATACGCCGCGCCATTCGGCCCAGTCACAGCATCCAGCACATCTTGCACCGTGCCGCCGTCGTAGCCGACCAGTGACGATCCGCTAGAAGCTGCCAGATTCGCAGTGTTGATATCACTGGCCTGCCAAGTCGTACCGTTCCATCGCTTCAACAAATTTGAAGTCGTGTTGAAATACTCATCACCAACGGTAGGCGGGTTTCCTAGCGGATCGGTAGCCGGATCGCTGGCGTATGCGCCATACGACGTAGCGCGGATCGTATGCAAGTATCCAAGAGTCTCGGCGGCAGAGGCAGCAGCATCAGCTCGATAGACGTTCAGATCCGATTCGGCATCAGCCAGTTGAGCGTCAAAATCAGCATTCATTCCGGCCACAGTGCGCCGAGAAGCACCAAGCCTATCGGTGAAGCTGTTGGCGGTCCCGTTGACAACCTCATCCAGCTTCCCGGCGTTAAAAAGCAGGTCGCTCGGGTCAGTGCTGGGAACTGGATTGGTTGTCGGCATTAGTCGGCTCCGTAGATGCGTGAATCGTATTGAGCCAATGATAGGGACACGGTGCCGTCTGCTGCTGGCCTGATCTCGGTGACGGTGTAAAGCCCAGCAGCCTCCATCTCGGCCTGCGTCAGTCCGACCGCGAAGGCGTAGCGGCTGCCAAGCTGGCGCGCGCTGTCTCGTACATAAACGCCAGCGGGAAGAGCTGCGACCTCAATTCCATCGCCGGACGGGTAGCAAACCTGAGTCGTGCCGACCTGCCGGCCATCTGTGCCGGTAAACATGATGCGCCCGCTAGTCTGCCCCTTCCAATCGACCGGCTCGCTTGGCGTGATGATGTTGCCATTGATTGCCAGCACCTCGCCAGCCTGCAGGCCATCGTCGCCCGCAAAATCATTCGGGTCTATCCATCGAACCAGCGCACCAATGCCAAGCCCGCCAGCGTCTGCCAGGGCCGTATCGCTCACACTGACACGCTGATAGATCAAGCGCCGTGCCTCAAGCTGTGCGCGATTCTCGGCTTGCGCTGTAGTGGTGCAGCCCTGCAATTTGATCTTTTTCGGATTGCTCACAGCTCCAGCAACAGGCGCACCGCTACTGATATTGAGTCGGATGTAGCTCTTTTTGCTCTGCGTCGCCTCGTCCACATACTCAAGCTCAACGCCGTCATAGGTGGCAGGCAAGTGTGCCGCATAGCTGATGGTCGAGTCGCCACCAGCGGCCAGGTTCCGGTAGTCGAGCTGCAGCTCGGGATATGGTCGCGCCTGGTCGCGCGTCGCAGTCCATTTCGTTCCATCGCGCCACACGATACAGCGCGCAGTGTTGGCGACGTATTGCAGGCGCTCGCCCAGGCTCATGTCGGCATCATCTAGCGACCCGTCAAAGCGCAGCAGAGGCGACGTTTCGCCAAGCTCGGTGTTGATAGCCTGCAATGCGTCAATATCCAGCCCGGTGATGTCATTGCCAGCAATGGTCCAGATATGCGCCATGATCCGAGCGAAGTTGCGCGACTCGCTCAGGGCGTCACTGGTCAAGGTGCGCACATGGCGCAGCCATCGCAGGTTGAATTTCTTGTCGCTGAATCCAGTTGCCGACTCGGTGGCCTTGGTCGTAACCCGAATGACGGTAACGCCTGGCAATGTCTTACTGGCGTACTCACGCACGGCGTAGACTTCTTCCAGCTTGGCAACGTCCGCCGAGCCGTCACCATTGACTTCGTTCAATCTCTCGAACTGAATCCGATAGCGACCACTGCCAGCCGATGGCGTCACCTTGTTGGTATAGAACCTCTGGTCATAGGTGTTTTCCGTGTAGGTGTTGTCCTGCGTCTGCCGGGTGCCTGAAATCTCGACCCCGCTGCCGTCAATCTGCCACCACTCGGCGCGGATCTGCACAGTGCCTTTCAAGCCACGCTGAAAGATGGTGTTCCACCAGATGCCCGAGCATGTGACAGGCAGCGTGAAAGGGCCTATGACCGTGCTTGTGCTTCCATTCGGGATGATGGTGACGCTGCATGGCTCCGCCGTCACATCTACGCCCCATGCAGTGCTTGAGAACGTGAATGTGGCGTCGCTACCGACCACACTAACGGCTTGAACCGTGCAAGTCTCAGCGAAAGACCCGGCTAGGTAGGTAAACGACACATCCGCCGTTCCACTGGGAACAAGCGATTTCAACTGATCCAGATCAGGGCTGTCTGTGAATTTGATGGTGAACGACGTAGCAGCCGTCACAGCGTCCACAATGCCGGTTTTCGTCAGTGTGGCGAAAGGCTCAACAGGCATCAACTCCTGCCCGTTTACTTCATCGCTGGCGAATACTTCGTCAACATCGAGAATCGTAGTGCTGCCGAATTCATGATAGCCACCAGACGGCACAGGCTCGAATACCTCGTAGCTCGCCCCATCAATGTCGTCAATCGGCGTTTCGGCATACTGAACATTGGTGATCGTGCCTTTTCCTCGACTGACGCAAAGCCATTCGGTGACGTACTTGACGTGATCGACGTACTCAACAACGGATGGCTGAATCATGTCTGGCCAGACGCGCCGATAGCCGTACACGTCAGGGATGGCCTGATAGGCTCGCGCGATGTTGCTTTGCCCAGTCAGGCGGTTGTTCGGGCTATCCTTGCTCGTAGCGCCGCCTAAGTTTGGCATCGACGGCATGAGGACATATGTAGCCGCAGCAGCCACTGCCGCAATAATGACCCATGTCGCAAGCTCGATGCCTTCCGGCCTGCGCACCACCACCACGTTGTCCATCACGCTCGGAGACGCATCCATTCGTGGATCGGTCAGCGGGTCAACCGCCGCGCCATTGATTCTCAGCTCGCAATCCGCGCCACCTGGCATGTGCCGCGCAATGTTATCTTGCAGACTGATTGAATTGTCGAGCACGAAGCATTGGCGACCAGTGATGCCTGCCGGGTCGTTGATGATGGTTAGCATTGGTTGTATCGGTAGAATTTGATTTCGCCATAGACGCGCTGCACGGCGGCTAGGCGAGATAGGCGGACGCTTCCTGGATGGGCGTCTGATCCCTCAGAATGCAGCACCATTCCGCCAGCAACGATGACGCCGCAATGCGTAGGCGACCCGTTGCGCCAAGCCATGAATGCAATGGCGCCATCCTGCTGATGGCATTCGACCCAGCCTTCGGCGCTATCAAAGCCAGTGGAAATGTCGGTCTGTGGGACTGCGCCAAGCTCAAGGCCAAGCACCTCGCGGAAGTACAGCACCACCAGGCCAAAGCAGTCCGCGGCTTGCCAGTCGCTGCGCCAGCGCACCCAGGGAATGCCAATGGCGCGAGCGATGAATTCGGATTGTGTCAGCATGTCGTAAAGCTGGTCAGTATCAAATACCATGCAGCGATACCAACGGCCACAGCGAGCACCACGACGGCTGCCGAAATGATGATTGCGGTTTTTAGCATCAGATCAGCTCCAATCCCGTAAACGTAGCCGGGTCATAGATCACCCCGACCTGTCTGCGCATAGGGTTATCGTCAGTGGCCACAACCTGCACCGCATCAGTGGTGAACTGCACCCCGCCAGCCTCGGCAGCATAGAGGCTCCAAGTCATCTCTGGCGCCGTCGTGTCGCCCATGTAAATGGCATACGTCACGGCGATAGGCTCACGCGATCCGCTGGCTTGGATCAGACGCAACTGCCGCTTGAACTCTCTCCCGACCACCTGGCGCGGAAAGCTCATCGTCAGCCGCGCCTGCGTGTCTGACTTCTGGTCAGGCGCTTTGATGCTCATTGGTGCTGGCGTGTATACCTGTCCGCCGAGCGTGACGGGTGCGAACTGGTTAGCTACCAGCCGGAATGGCGCCTCAAATGACGGATGGCTAAACGTGATTGCGTGGTACTCGGCCAGTGGCGATTTCGTCGCCCAGAATGTCGCCTTGTCCATTATGTCGGCATCTCCTGCGTGACAGTCTCATCCAGTAGTCCGGCCCACTGCGGCCAATCCGGCAGCGCCAGGATCAAGTCCGTTGCGTCGCTGTAGCCAGTCGGGATTATCTGCGCCCGCGCCATAATCTGAGCCGAATAGACCCACGTTTGCCCGTCCTCGCTGGCGTCTAGCAGGCTGTCTGGCAAGAACCGGCAAGTGTGCGTCACTAGGCCGAATTCGGTGCGGATCGGCAACGTGAACTCGTCCAGGCCGCGATTGATCCGCTGCACAAACCAGAGCTGAAACGCTGCCGCCTCTGGCCCCGTGAAGCGAAACTGCACATCCCAAAAAACCGGCGTATCGGTGCCGACCGCTTGCGCATAGCCGTACCCGCGCCGGGGTTCCGCCATCCTGAACGATGCGGGCTGACTGCGGGACTTGGACGCCCGCTGGATGGTGCGTAGGTGGAGCGGGTAGGCTTCTGGCATGGTGGGTATGCTAGGGAGGGTGTCGCTTGAAACAGATACCCAGCATGGCTGGCGTGGTGCGTGTATACTTGCACCAGCCAAACCTGTCATGTAAGCCTAGAGAAGTTCACACCCGTACATGCGGGAGGTTTGGCGACCGTGAACTTCTCTAGGCTTTTTTATGGACCATCCATGTCTAGCCTTTCCATTTTTTCGACACCCCCTACCACGGGGCAATCTGTCACCATGTCCAGCCGCGAGATTGCGGAACTGACAGGCAAGCAACACAAGCATGTGCTGGATGACATTCGCAAGATGCTTGAAGAACTCGGCCAAACATCGGCCGATTTTTCGGCCGATCTTCCTGACGCATACGGTCGATTGCAACCCGCCTACAACCTCCCCAAGCGTGAAACGCTAATCCTTGTCAGTGGCTACAGCACCGAGCTGCGCGCCCGCATCATCGACCGCTGGCAAGAACTCGAAGCCAAGGCGGCACAGCCGCAGCCTGTCGCCCTGATGCAAGCCGAGCAGGATATTCGGATCGCCGTCCTGCTTGCCGATGCGCTGAACGTTGCGCCATCCGGCCGCATCACCATGCTCGGCGTGGCGCTCAAGCACTCGGCCCCGCATATGCTGGCTGCGCTTCCGGCCTACGCGATTGACGCACCAGAGCAAGCCAGTGCGCCGCAGTCGAGCGAGCCTACAGCGTCGTTGACTGCATTGCTCAAGCAGCACGGCAGCAGCAGGAGTGCCGCAAGCGTAAACATGCTGTTTCAGCACATGGGGATTCTTGAGCAGCAAACCCGCCAATCCATCAAGGGTGAAATCAAGCGCTATTGGGCCATCACCCGCGACGGCCTGAAATGGGGCAAGAACGTCACCAGCCCGACGAACCCGCGAGAGACGCAGCCGCACTGGTACAAAAGCACGTTTGGCGAGCTTCTGCACCTGGCGCTGCGCGCTGATGGGGTGGCGGCATGAGCAAGAACGAAATGATCATGCTGCCGCGTGAAGTGGTGGGGCGGGCGCTGGATGCGTTGGCACGAGGATGCCCGCCAGACTGCAAAGACGGAATGACTGATTCTGGTGGCGTTCATCCTTGGGGAGAGGCTGCTCTCATTGAGTGTCCTTCCTGTCAAGCCGTAGAAGCACTTCGCGCGGCGCTTGAGCAGCTGCAACCAGACCCATACCTATACTATGACCCCGCAAACGGCGACACATGGACTCAGGAGGCCGTCAATGATGGATGCTGCTTGCCTGACGGCCTGATTGCGCTGTACGACAATCAAAGCAATACCAAGGAGAAGAAATGATCAAGCAACACATCAGGGGCGCGGCAGTCATACTGTCAATTCTAGCTGCCACATACCTAGCTGCCAATGGTATGGATGGCTGGGGATGGCTGATATTTCTCGCCATCATCGCTCTGTAATCTAGCGACACCACCAAAAACAAAGCCCGCACACAGCGGGCTTTTGCGTTACAGCGCCGACCTGATATTCGTCGAGCCACGCATAGCCGACCACACTGGCCCGCTGTTGTTGCTGATCTGCTGCGCCACCTCAGTGACGGCGATCTGCACGGTGCGCGACTGCTGATCGACTGATGCGCTGGCCATCGTCCCGGATGCGGTATTGTTGACAACGATATTCCATTGCACCGATCCGCCGCCTTCGATCTTGTTTGCCGCCGTGACTTGGCCGTTAGCGGTGGGCAGCATGTATTGCTTGCCCGTGCTGCTGGTGTACATCTCAGGCGCGCCGCGCTCGTTGACCCGGTAGAGCTTGTCCGCGCTCACTGGGCCGCCGTATTGGCGTGCGCCAGCCAGTGGAGCAGTGGCGACCGCAGGCGCTCCCAATGCCGCAGATGCAGCAGCAGCCATTGCAGCAGCAGCAGGAGCTAACCCCGGACCAACGATAGGGATGGCAGCAGTCGCGGCAAAAGCGTTCTGCGCGGCAAGAGCCGACATGCCAGCCACCTGTGCACCAACACTGGCTGCGTAGACCGCCCCATTGGCTGCTGCTCTCGCTTTGTCTGCGGCCGCTAGAGTGTCGGCAAGCAGTGCGTTTTTGATCTGCTGCAGGCCAATCTGCACCAACGCCCCGACAGCCTCGTTGAGTACCGTGCTAGCCAGCGCCTTCATTGCATCCTGAGCCGACATGGTTCCTTGCAGCAGTCCCATGATCGACGTGGTTGCCGTCTGACTCAGTGAGTTCAGCGAGTCGATCAGGAAGGCGTTAGCCTCATTTTGCGACCTGAACGTCTGCTCAGCCAGTGCCGTCCTTTGCAGCTCGTATTCATTACGGATTTGCGCCTTGGTTGCCTCGGCCTGCGCGGTTGCATCCACGCCAACCATTGCCATCATCTGCTCGTACTGAGTCACCAGCTGCAGCTTGGCCTCGTATTCCTGGCGCAACGCATCAACCGGGTTGATCGCCTTGGTCAGCCCGGCGCCGTACTCCATCGCGGCCTGCTCGCGCCGTTTCTTCTCCTGTTCCTGCTTATCCATCTCCCCAAGGAATGACTGCGTTTCCTTGGCCATCAGCTCTTGCCGTGCCTGCGCGCCTTCAGCTAGGATTAGCGTCTTGGCCTTTTCGTGTTGCGCCGCGCTGATGTCCTTCTTCTTCAGGTGCTCATCGTTCTGGCGCAGCGCCTCCTGCTCGATGGTGGATATTTTCTGCCACTCGTCAGTCGCTGCCTTGGCTGACAATCCGGCCAAATACTTCTCAGCGTCGAATGGCTTCTTCTTAGCCTTTTTCTTGTCATCCTCTGGCGCTGGCGGCTTCAGCTTGGATGGCGTGTAGCCCAGGCCTGCCGGCGCCTGCGGCCCAACAAAATCCTTGGCGAACTGGAACTGCTCGCGCATCTTGGCGCCACTGAACTTGGCGTTGCCGATGTTCTTGATGTCGTCGGCCATCATGCCCAGGATGTTCCTGGCCTGCGTCAGTTCACCAGTCGCGGCGGCGCCTGCAGCAGCGGCCAATCCACCCAAGGCGGTACCCATCTGCTTGAACCCGCGCACCACAAAATCGGCAGCGTCAACCACGTAGGTCAGCACGGTTGCCGTATCCTCGGCCCATGTCTTAACCAGGGTGGAGCGACCCAGCTTGTCAGCCTCCGTCGTTCCGGATGCGAACTGTTCAGCCAGCTTGTCCAGCACCGTCCCGAGACCCTTGGTGGCTCCGGCCAGAATGGCGCTGGTGCCCGTCATGTCGTCGAGCTTTTCAGCGGCACGCTTGGCAGCATCGCCAGCCATGGTCATCGCTGCATCGATCGTCTGAGGGAACTTTTGGAAGTCCTGGTCGATCTGGCTGGCCGCCTTGCTCAACGCATTGACCACTACGTCAGAGGTCAGCTTGCCTTTTTCGCTCAGGTTCTTCAGCGCCCCTACCGGAACGCCAATACCGTCAGCGAGCTGGCGCATCAGGTAGGGAGCGTTCTCCATTAGGCTCTTGAACTCGTCGCCGGCCAGCTTGCCAGATCCCAGCGCCTGGCCAAACTGCAGCATGGCTGATTTGGCCTCGACGGCGCTGGCGCCAGAGACCTTGATGGCCTTGCCCAGCAGCTCGGTCAGCTGCAGCGTGTCGGCCTGAGTGCCACCCATCTGGATCATGGACTGGTTCAAGCGAGCGAAGACCTCGACGTTGCCCTGCATGCTGGTCTGGGTGCGCGTGCTGATGTCCTGCAGCGCGCGCATGGCCTCTGCGCCGGTCTGAACGCTTCCGGCAGCCACTTCGACGCGGGCAGACAGCATACGCATCTCATCTGCCATCTGAGCCGCCTTGACAACAGCCATTGCAGCGGCATACAACTTTACGGCTACCGCAACCTGATTGAGCCTGGCCGTCAAGACATCGGCGGCAGATGACGCCTGACCAAATCCCCCTGCCGCTCCAGCTGCAGCCCCCTTGGTTCCTACAAACTGCCCGTTTGCCTCGCGCAACCTACCGGCCGCATCACGAAATCGACCGCTTGCTTCCTGTGCTGCCGCCCCGGCATCGCGAAAGCCGCGTTCCGCAGCCTTGGCACCACCACCCATCGATTCCAGGCTGGATGCTGTCTCCCTGGCTCGACGCTCAATCTCGCGCTGCGCATCAATCATTCGCCCCGTCTCGACGGTAACATCGTAGTAGATGTCCCCCACTTTTTCAGCCACGCTGTCCTCCTTGGATCTTCTCCATCAGTGCGCGGTACTCATCGCGGCTCGGCACATCGGCGGCCTTCTCCTCGGGGAACTTCATTTCAAACGCCGTCTGAAACTCGGTCATGCTCAGCGCCTCGGCGTCCGCCGTGCTCATCCCCAGATGAACGCGCGCTGCGGCGACGTACTCGGCAGCGTGGAACTCGGGCGCGTACTGTCCGCTGCCGGCCTTTCCCGGCTTTGCCTTGCCTATGATGCCGTGATGCATCAAATGCTGCGCCAGGATCACCTGCTCGGCGGCTGGCATGGTGCCAGGATTGCGCAGTCCGTCGCCATCGATCCATCCAATCAGCGGTGTCGGGTCATCCTGATCGCACAGACAGGCCAGCACATAGCCGGCCTCTACTCCTGCGCGCGGCCCGTGCAAGTCCGCGTACAGCTTAACTATGGAGTGCGGATCGCCAAGCGACGCAATGCGCACCAGCGACGGTGTAAACGTGTACTCCGTGCCATCAGGCGCTACGGCCCGGACGAATCCGCACTCGATCAGCATTTACGCCACGCCGTCGTCGTAGACCACGTTGCCGTTGCTGGTGGCCTCAATCGACCACGTTTGCACGTCGGCCTCTGGAGATTCATCCGACCAACTGGTGATCATGAAAGCGCCGATGAACGTCTCACCGGACGGGTAGGTCAGCTTGAACCAGGATTTTGGTTGGTTCTGCGTGACGGTGCCAGGGTTGAAGAAATGGTTCTTCAGCGTGCGCTGGTTGTAGGCCGCATCGTCGTAGCTCACACCGTCCCCGCTGAACGAGAACGAACGGCGCGTGGCGATCACGGTGCTGGCGCTGTCGGCGGTGCTGTCAGCGGTCGAGCTGGCGGTTTCCCAGGTGCCGCCGAGCGACTTGGTACGCATCATGCCAAGCGTGGTCCAGACGAGAGTGCCCGGCGTGGCGGTTTCGGGTTGAATCGAGAAAGAGACGATGGCATTCTTGCCGTCATATGCGCTCATGGGGTGGCTCCTTAAATGGTGATGGTGGAGATTGCAAGCTCGATGACGGGGCGGCCATCATCCGTCGAAAAGAAAACCGGCTCGCCCGGTGACATGGTGACAATGGAGCCGCTGCTCGCGCGCATGGCTTCGATGATCAGATGCGCCTTGCCATCCGGCACGGCCGACGACTCGCCAGTCGCGCCGATCAGCATGATGGAGAACTGCGGACGGCGCACCAGCGAAGCAGGCACGCCACCCACAGGTCGGATCACGGCGAATCGGTCAGTGGGTGCGCCGTCGATCCACCTCCCAAACTGCACGCGGTAGCCCGACAGAAGTGGGGTGATCAGGTTTCGGATGGCGTCGGCTGCAATGCTCATGGTGGCTATGCTAGGGAGATGCGTGGTATGATGCTCTTGCCGGGCTAGGGTAGCTCCCGAACGACAGACAGCGAAACTGTCGCCCGGCATCATTCATTTCGCTTTCCAAATTCGCAAGGAATACACATGACAACCAGGCCAGGTTACGGCTCGCGCTACGACCGATTCACACCGAATGCAATCGACGCAGCCAGGGATGAATCCAGGGCTCCACCGCCAAAACTCGACTACGGGCACATCCTCTGCGCCAAGTGCCAGCAGAAAAAGCCTAAGAAAGGCTGCAAGAAGCGCGGACCGCTACTTGTTTGCGCCGACTGCTCACAACCAAACAAGGAAGCAAAATGACACCGCAAGAAGCCTATGAGAAGCGATACTCAAATCTAGACAACGGGCAGCACACCTGGGAAGCAGCGCCACCCCATGTCAAGGATATGTGGCTGGCCGCCTGGACGATTGCATGGGCCATAGCTGAGGCAACAGAGCGCGAGGAATGCGCAAAAGTTTGTGAGGAGCATCCAGAAGGCCTAAACATGTTTGGAGGTCATTTTGTGCTGTGCGCGCAAGCTATTCGAGCAAGGAGCGATGCATGAACGAAAACACTTTCAAGACATACAGCCGTGACGACGAGCTTTACTGTTTCGACAGCATCGGAGAATTGTTCGATGACCTGGATTCCGATGGGGAGCTAGAAGTCGGACGGGTCTACTACGAGGCCGACTGCAAAAGGCTTACGCCAAGCGATTTCACTGGAAAGTTGAGCGTGGAAGCCATCCTGGAGCGATGCGACGATGAGCTTTACGAGGAAATTGGCGAAATCGCCGACAACGACTTCACTGGCGTGACCTATGAGGCCAAGACTGAGCTGGCGGCGCTGCTAGCCGGCTGGATCGAGAAGCACGTCAACGTCGGTCGCTACTGGAAGATCGTCGGCAAGACCAGACAGATGGAAGTCGGCCCTGACGACATCAGAGAAGGCGGCGCAGCATGATCCACAAACCGCCAAACAGAAGCATGCCAATGCCGCAAGAATACGTTGACGACATGCGTCACTACATTCCAGGATTGCCGATGGCAGCAATTAAGGATGCATGGCTACACAACGCAACTCCATCAGAAGTGATGGCACATCTTGATCGCTTGAAAGGTCAAAAGTAAAAACAAAGCCAGCATCCCGCTGGCTTTTTCACGTCTTGATCGCCCCAGTAATCACCGACCTGATATTCGGCTCAGCTTCCTCGAATCCCTTGCGAAGAAATTCTTTCTGAGCTGTCGAGCGCCTGAATCGTTGCTTGACGTTCGGGTCGTGAACGTACTTGGCATACTCGGAGGTATAGCCCACGGTGCCGACGATCTTTGATCCATTTTTCGCCACGCTGCGTAACTGGCTATTGAGCAGCGTCGAGGTGTCAACCGGCGTCATCACGCTGGCTTCTGATGCGCCAAGGATAAGCGCCTGAGTCACCCCGCGCGCTGCTTTTTGCTCTACCGCCGAGATGAACTGCGGCAGGCGGTTGGTCATACGCCGGGTTGCCATAGCCTTAGGTGGCGATCATGTAATCATCGGCCACAAGGTCGAACGTGTCGGCGTATCGCGTCACGCTGCGCACCTCGGCGGCGCCTGCAATAACGGGATCAGCGCCAGCATGAGTACCAATGAGCACCATGTCACCGGGCTGGATCGTGCTGCGCTCGGTGTAGAGGACCTGACGAGACACGAACTCCTGACCTGTGGAGTCGGTCATTGTCTTGGCCTCGGCCTGGTAGTCGCAGGAGAACGTGACTGGAGCGGCCCAGGTCTTGACGCCAGTCCAGTCATCGAAGCCGGCCTGCGCCCAATGGGTCGCCGTTGACGTGTAGCTCCAATTTGCCGATGCCGACATCAGTTGCCAGCCTTCACATGCGCAACAGCAGTGCCGACCGTGACATACGAATAGAGCGCCGAAGTCTGCGCCACGCGCGGCTCGTAGGTTGCGCCTGCTGCGATGGCCTCACCATAGACCAGCATCATGGCAGCTGCGTCTGCCTTTTCCTGTGCGGTCCATTGCGCTGGGTCAACCGGCAGGTATGCGCCCTGGCCCGTGGTGCCAGATGGCATTCGGCCGTGCCAGAAGTAGATGATTTTGTTGTCCCGGTTCTGGATGGAGACGGACTTGAGGGATGGCCTGCCAGGCGTGACAAGCGACACGCCCTCAGGATAGATCCGCGCGAACGATTGAACATCGGCGCGCTGCGCTTGACTCGGGTACATAGCTCAAGACCTCCAAAATATGGCGCGGCAGGTCGCGGCACCCGTGATGCCGGAGAACGTCAGCTTGCCCATGATGGCGCAGCCGTCGAACGTGGGAGGCTCATACATCGGCGGGCTTCCTGCGTTGACAGCCAGGATTTTGGAGACGTTGCCAGACGACATGAACAGGTTTCCCATCGGCGAGGCTTCGGCGATCACATCGCCAGCAGTCGGGCTGACAGGAATCAGTCCAGCAGCATCAGAGAAGAACTCGACATAGACCGCGCCGCGCGTCCAGTCTGCCGACATTTCCTCTGTGAAGTACGGCCCACCGTTGACGGGAAGCACTTCGGACTCTCCGGCCGTCATGAATTTATAGGGCATTGCCATATCAGACCACCATCATGAAAGCGGATGCAGCCGGGTCAGTGCCGACCAGATCAGCGACCACTCCGGACGTATCCAGCGAAGCCAGCGATCGCCTGAGCGCCGACAGGTCGCCGTCGTGGAACTTGAAGTTGCGCGCCGCACCGGACGAGGCATGTTGCGAACTGGTGCGCTTCGGGTCGCCAGCAGCGACAAGGATGGCGGTAGCCATGCACTGGATGCGGACGATGGTAGACGACGAATAGCCGGCAGCGATCAGCGCCGGCTCATAGGTCGCCACATCTGCAATGGCAGCATCAATTAGAAAACCAGGCGCACCTACGCCAAGCATCTGATCGAGATATTGGGTCGCCTGTGCGCTGGTGATCATTTCTTTTTCCTTCCGATCAGCTCGGCTGAAATCCAAACCAGCCAACACACCAGCAGCACGGCGAAAACCACGGCAGCATCAAACAATGTTTTTCCAACCATGAAGTAGAAGCCGGCGCTGATGGTGTTTTCGCAGATCATTGGTTAGCCCTGTGCCTTCGCAATTTCATCAGCCAGCCGCTCACGCGACCAGCGCCCGTCAACTTTCAGGCCCAGCGCGGCAGCTTGTGCGCGAAGGTCATCAATCGACGGCTCGGATTCAGCAGCAGCGACAGCAGGCTTCACGCCAACAGTCACCACGGCATCATCAGCAGCCGGGACGCACTTACCAACGGCCCAGGCGGGCACGCTGGCGAGTTCGATCACGCTGCCGACCACAGCGCCAGCAGACCACGGGGCCTTGAGGTGCGTAATGGTCAGCTTCATGATTAGGCCTGGGTCAGGTGGGCGATCTGGCTGCGGCCTTCGTAGTCAGCGCGGAATTGCGGGGCGGCCATCGCCAGGACGCCAAAGACGTAGTCGTCCTCGGGGTTGCTGCGAGCCTTCGGACGGGTCACCAGCGGCATGGCTTGCAGGATGGAGCCCCACTCGCCAGTTGCCAGGCCGGCGATGCCGATCATTTCGTTGGCAGGCACCTTGGCGGCCGGGACGATCTCGGCGATCTGGCCGATCTCTTGCAGGCGCTGCAGGATGGTCTTGGGGTAGCCAGCCGTGAACTCGTTGACGCTGGCGTAGACGTAATCGCCGTAGTTCAAAAACACGGTCACTCGACCGAAGGCGTTGTCACCGATCAGGGCGTTGATCAGCTTCTCGAAAGCAGCCAGCCATTGCGCTCCGGTCGAGGATTTCAGGGTCAAGCCGGTGGTGTCGGTCGAGCGCTGCGGGAAGGTGCGCAGGCCGTAGATGGTGTTGCCGCCGACCACGACGCTGGGCAGACCGTTCAGGACCACATCTTCCAGCTTCTCGGCAACTTTGCGCTGATGGTTGGCGATGGTGTCGATATCAAGGCCGCCGCCCGACTTGCGGATGGTTTCCATTTGACGCCAGCCCATGCGAGCGTAACTGTCGAACACCGGAACCGGGGTGCCAACGTACTTCACGTTCGCCTGATCGGCCAGGCCTTCGCTGCGGCCGTCCATGGAGACGTGAACCTCGCCCGAATCGGAGATTTGCGGGTAGAAGTTGACGATATCGCCGACGCCGACCGGGGTTTGGTTGCTGGCTGCGAGGCGGTTGAACACGGCCAGCACGTCGCGCTGGATCATTGCGCCGCGCTGGTCAACTCGGCGCCAGGCGTCGAGCGGGATGGGGGAGGCGTTGCCGACCAGAGAGTTCTGGGCGGCGATGGCGGTCATGTTCTGGTTGAACGATTCGCGGGCCGCGTTGACGGCCAGCTCTTGTGCGAGGGTGAATTTCAGCATGTTTGTTTGCTCCAGTTTGTCAGTGCCGATTAGGCTTTGACGTAGAAGTTGGCGATTTCGACATCGATCAGGTCGCCAGCGGACTTGGCGCCAGCGGTGCGAGCGAAGCCGATCACGAGGTTGGTCGAAGCGGCAGCGGTCACGCGGCCACCAGCGCCAATGGTCAGCTCCTGGCCGTAGGTGTAGGTCGCAGCGGCGGCGGCCACCTGGAAGATGTAGCCCGGCTCGATGGCGTAGGCGTCGGCGGTGTCTCCGCTGGCGTAGGCGGTCAGCAGCGGATCGGTGGTGGTCGTGCCGCCTTCGCTGTACCAGTCACGGTTGGCCAGCACGCGCAGCAGTCCGGCCGGGGCGGTGGCCTGGGTCAGGGTCGATGCGCCCTCGGTCACAAAGGTACCGGGCAGGTAAGCACCGGCAACGGTCTTGCTCGAAACGGTCTTTTCAGCCGAGCCTCGGAAAATGCGGTTTGCCATGGTTTAGGCCTCCAGATGTTGATTGATGCTGTAGCCGGCAAATTCGCTGGCTGGTTTGGTTGCACTGTTGGTCGCCAGCACCGGGGCTGCACCTTGGGCCGATGCGTTGATCTCGCGCAGGCGCTTGAGGCCCAGGGCTTTCAGGTCATCGGCGGTCAGGGCGCTGTTGACAGCCATCTGACCGGCCAGCTTGTCCAGCTCGGCGGCGTCGGCAGCTTGCGCATTGGCTTCGATCTGTGCTATCTTTGCGTTTGCCGCCGACAGCGCATCAGCTTGCGGCTTGGTGATCATGGCGTTATAGGCCGACAGCAGCGCGGAATCGTCCATGCCGTCAGAGTTGATGCCGGCTTGGTTGAGCGCGGCGACGATGCTTTGTTTCACTGCGTCGGTCCTTTCAGAATTCGTTTCGACGGGTTTGTACTCGACCCGGCGAGTGACTTCTACCGGGCTTCCCAGCAATGATAGGGAGCCCGCAGAATCAATGGCGTAATCCTGGCGGTAGTAGTTTGATTCACCGTTAGGTGCTTCTGCGCCGTAGATGACGTATTTGGAATAGACCTCGCGCAACCAGGAATTGGCCGGCAGCGCATCTCGTAGCTTGTCGCTGATCTGGTCAAACGACATATCGGATTCATTGCCGATCAGGCGCTTGATCCAGCCGAGCAGGCCGGCGCTTCGTTTGTCCTCTGGATCGGTATTGATGGTCACTTCCTCGACCTGCTCTTCGTCGCCAGCCGAATTCAGGAACATGCCGACCCCCTGATCCGGGGTGGCTGCGCCCTGCTCATTCAGGAGGATCGCCAAATGGTCGTAACGGATGTTCGTGACGATAGAGCTGTACTTCTTGCCGCGCGACTCGCCATTGGCGATGATGGGCTCCATCATCAGGCCGGTGCTGACATTGATAGGATCGGCGTTGTTGCCCGCAATGGCTGCGTCCAATCGCTCGATCAGCTTTGCGCCATCAGGATGGGCGCGGGCCTGGGCCTCGTTGACCACCACGTCAGCGATGGTGCGTCCTGCTTCGTGGCGAGCATTGCGGACGTAGGAGCCGATCCATGCGGATGCCAGAGCCTCGCCGTTCAGCGCCGAGATAGCTTGCCCTGCCGAGTTCTTGGGGTGGCCTGCCGGAGCGGGCTTGCCTTCAAGTGTGGCGGCTGCGGCTTTGAGCTGGTCAGCCGGGTAGAGGCGCGAGTTCATGACGATATCGTCTACAGCGCCGACGACATCGCGGATGGTGTAGGTACTGCCGTCCTTGCTGACGTTGCCAGCGTTGACGACGCTCAGGATATGGACGCGTTTTGAGGTCATGCGGCCAATGCTAGGGAGAATGCAGCGAGCACAAAAAAGCCCTGAGTTGAAATCAGGGCTATTTGTTGATGGCGCCAAACGTCAACCGGCGAGCCGATCTGTAGTTTGGCTTGTAACCATCACGGCTGCGGACTGAGGAGGATTTACCAGGGTCTGCGCAAGTCATATAGACGGCAACAGATTGCACCAGTCAAAATCCGCATGCGTGATGGTGATGATGGCCGGATTTGAACCAGCGCGCCGCATCGGGTCATTGCAGGCATTTCCTCCCGCATCGAATACCCCGCTTGCTGCTCTACCCACTGAGCTACACCATCACGGATGCAGATTGAATCTCATGCAAGGCACTACGTACCAGGCCCGGCTATGAGCCGGCAATCTACATGCGTGATGGTTGATGGTGGCCGGTTCCTATACCCGGCTGTGTACGTTTCCCCACTACGTTTAACGCTACTGGCCCCCATGAATTCCTTCATTAGGGTAATGGACCTATTGTGCCGCTCGCGCGCGCATTGATATGCGCTTCACCATCATCAAACCGGGCCGGTGCTGAACTCCGGCTCAGGTGGCGCACCCACCTACTTTGATCGCATCAGCCTGCGCATTCCGGTTTGATGATGACACTGCATCAAGCAGTGCATCCAGTATACCGCATCACTGCGGATTTTCAGCGTCCCACTTGATCTTTCTCCGGCCTTGGCGGATGGTTACTTGATGTTGTATCTGCAATGCTTCGTTTTTTTGATTATCATTTTTATGATCCTTCCACGCGCTTGAACTCTAGAACCCATACCCAGGGATTGGCATCCCAAGAGCCGTGGCCGTTGATGGATTCCCAGAGGTCGCAGTAGGCCTGCACCGGGCTGTAAATGCTGCCGCTTGGCTTTCCGTGGTGGTCTTCATGGACGCGGACACCTTCCGCAATGGCATCCTTCGCGCTGATGTCCTGCAGCCGCTCCACGCGCACGCCGGTGATTTCCAGCGTGATGCGGCTGGCCCAGCGTGGCATGTGGATGCTCGGGCGCCACAGCAGGCCGCCGCGCTCTTCCGTGGCCGCATAGTGGATTTGCATCCAGTCGCAATGGATGGAGCGCGGCGGTCGCGCATCATCACTGTGCGGTGCGGCCCACGTCTCACGCACCCACAGCCGGTCGCCTGGCTGGCCGTATGGGGAGTTTGTGTAATCGCCTAAGTTCACTTCTCCGGAAACTTCGCACGCTGCGAGTTGAGCTGCCGTTATCTTGCATTTGCATGGCTTCACAACTCGCCGCGTCTGCGTCTTCGTTCCGGCCAGCAACGCGCGCACCATCGTAGCGCTGAATAGTATCGGTCGGCTACGGATTGATTTCTCTTGCATTTCTTATGCTCCAAAGAAAAACCGCAACAATCCCACAGGTGCAAGCTGTGTTCATGCTGCGGTAGGCCTTACTGGCTTTGGTGTATAGCATCTTGCACATGCAACACCAAAGCCAGTAAGTGCATCATACCACGGTCAAGTCTGGTTGTCAGCATCCCACTTCAATTTTTCACCCTGCATCTTGGCCTTGAGCTTGGGCGTCAGGATGGGCTTCCCATCAGCGTCTAGCAGTGCCTCGGTCTGGCTGCAGTGGCAGTTGTACCTGTTGCCATCACGGTTGTAAAACTCCTTCACGGCCGCTGCTGTCATGATGCGCCCATGCTTTGCGGCATGGCTAGCCCTCGTAGTCGGCAACAGCGCCGAAGTCCAGAGCAAACCCACCTTGATACCAAAGTCCTCCTGTGCCTGCTCAGACTCGGCCCAGCGGGCCTGCCTCAGTGTATCCGTGACATCTGTCTGGGCGTACTGCTTCGCCTTGCTCAGACTCACGCCCAACCGCTCCTTGATCTCGTCGGCAATGGCTTTCGGATTCTTGCCGTCCGTCACTGCGCGTCCGATCACCTGCGCCAGCTCGGACTTCTGAGCAGCAGCAAGTCCAGTCCAATGCTCATAGCTTTTGAACTGCGCCACTGCCAGCCGCTGCACATAGGGCTCACTGTAGATCACGGTAGCAATGTTGCGCGCTGCCGCATAGGCTGGCGACAGGCTAGAGAGATTGGCGACCGACTGCGCGGTGCCTAGCTGCTGTGCCTCGCTGACGTACTGCGACCACCAGAACAGGTTAGCCGGATCGCGTCCATCGGCGATCCATCGCTCGACAGCGGCTTGCAGCTCGACAGACAGCTTGCTCATTTGGTCAGCGGTCAGGCCATAGCGGTACAGATCGACGGTTTCGCCCGCGTTGATGGCATAGGCCGGGATGGCCTCGAACGCAGTCAGCACATCAGCCTGCAACCCAGCCCAGCGGCGGTTGATCTCGCGCACGGCACGGCGCAAGATGGGCATGGTGCCGGTGCGGTCGTTGTTCGAGCTGGGGATGATGGGGTTGCTTGCCATGATAAAAAGCCCCATTGCTGGGGCTGTTTGTTATTTGGTGTTGTGATCGTTTTCTAGGACTGCGCGCGCGAACTGTCTCCATCCCCACCCCTTCATGAATCCTTCCAGTCCGCCCGGCATCGCGTCGGCGATGGCGTCGATCTGCTCATCCGTCAGGGGGGGGCGCTTGGGCTGCGGATACTCCACACCCTCAGGCTTCCACCATCCAACCAATCCGGCACCAGTGACGAATCCATGCTGGTGCTTCTGCTCGTGGTAAACCGAGTAGCCGCTGATCGTGTAGCCTTCGGTAAGCAGGGAGTCCAGCTTGCGCTGCGCGATTGGTGTCATTGCTGGTTGATTGGCTTGCGGCTGCTCAACCGTCAAGCATTCCTTGACAGTTGGCGGCTGCGGTGCGGCGGAGAGCATGGCGCGGTAGACACCATTAGGAAATGACGACAGGCCACGTCCCATGTCAACCATCTTTTCTGTCGGCTCCACCGGCACCAGCCTCCATCCTGCTGGGACCATATTCCCGGCGTCAGGAACATGGTTTTGCTGGTGCTCCAATGCTGCGCGAAGCTTTTTGATTGCTTCTAGCTCATTCTTATAAGCTGTGGACCCTTCTTCCGAGTCCATGCAAAAAAGAGCTTCAACGGCCTGCTCCACAACCTCACGCGGCAGCGTCACAAATTCCTGTGTCATATCGTCATCCTTGGTTCAAAGGCAGTTCAAAAAGTAGCTCCGGGCAGGCGGTGAACTAGTCCGCCGTTCGGTAGCAAGCCTAGCCCGGAGCCATCATCATAGCACTGTTATGGCATTAGCAGCGGCTCAGGCTGCTCGACTGCTACACAATGCGGACTGCACCATAGCGTCTCGCTGGCGGCGTTGGCCCTTGCCTCACTGTTCAGCGCGTAGCCTTTGCGTGCGGTCCATGTGCGCAATTGCCAGCCATGGCCCAGCAGCGCGTCGTGTTCGCCAGCGTGACCGCACAGCACGATGCGCAGCTTCGGGTTGCTTCCGTTGGCCGCACACCACTCGCGCACCGAGTCGGCAATACCCATCCCCATGCCGCCAGCGCCGTAGTCCATCGCTCCTTTGGTGTATGGCGGATCAAGGAAAATAGCAGTCAGGCCGTGGCGCGTTGTAACTGAATCCTTGACGACGCGCGACCAGTCGCCGCAGGTCACGCGGACATCGCGCAGGCGCTCATGTAGCCTGCTGAACCATTCGTTGATGTAGGCGGATCGTGTGCCCTGCCCCGCATCGCCAAGGTGCGGGAGCTTGCGGTTGATGCCCCGCCCAGCGCTTAGGTGCGGGAGCTTGCGGTTGATGCCCTGCCCCGCACTGCCAAGGTGCGAAAGATTGCGGCGATCAACCAGGCGCTCGCCATCGTGAATCCATGGCCCGCTGCCACTGCACCAGCCTGACCCGATCCAGGCGCAGGCACCCCATACCCACCAGCCGGCAGCCTTGGCATCAAACCAGTCCGGGTCGGCGTGCAGCCTGTCTGTCAGGCTCTGGCGCTGCCGCACCAGCCAGGAATGACGCGCGAACAAGTCCACCTCGTTGACCGGCCAGTCCGCATGATGCGCCACCGCCTCGGGGTCGTGAGCAATGGCGCGCCAGAAGTTGGCGACCATGCCGTCGAAGTCGTTGATGGTCTCGATCCGTTTTCCATCTGGGGCACCGAGAAGCATGGCCGCCGATCCTGCGAACGGCTCGACGTAGTTCTTCACCTCGCCAAACGCGGCCCATGCAGCAGAAACGGCGCGGGACTTGCCGCCGAAGTAGGGGAATGGGGCTTTCAGTTCTTGCGCCGTCATACCTGCACCTCCTGGCCTGCACCCTCAGTCGGAATCCCATCATTTTGCAGCGGCTCGAACCCCACCACACGGCGCAGTTCGTCGGCCTCAAAAAGACCCTGCACACCAGCGGAGAAAGCCTCACGCATGGCGGCTGTGTAAGCCTTGAGTAAATCTACCTTCTCGCTCTCACTGGGTGCGGCCACATCCGGCCATTCGAGCTCGAACTCTCCAGCCTCAATGATGCCAGCGGCCTGCATACGCCGAACAAACTCCTCGAGCATGGGCGTCAGCTCGTTGGCCTGGCGGCTCTTGGCGCGCGCTGCAAAGTCCGCCTTGTCCTCGTCACTGGCCAGCCTGCCAGTCTGCTGGCCGAACAGCACGGTAAACGGGATGCGCACCGAAGCAGCAAAAAGGTTTGCGGCCACCATGAATGACGGCTCCGGGTCGTGCGTGGTCGTCTGCAGCGTGCTTGCCGTGCCGCCCTGCATCACGATGCTGGAATCCTGGTTCCGGTTCAGAGCGCGGGCTTGCTGCTCGTGGGCCCGGCGGACGCTTACCTTCTCGCCATTCTCGCCGATGACTTCCACGGCGGTATCGCGGTCGTACTGGAATACCAGGGTGCGCGCGCTGTTCTTCAGGAACGATTCACCGCTGCCGCCGCTGATCTTTTCCAAGTCCACCAGGCTGTTGAACCCGGCCTTGAGCAGCGGCACACCGTCGAACATGTCACCAACGCTACCCTCAGCCAGAATCTGCACTCGGCTCGGATGAACGTCCGCCCACTCGATAGGCTGCCCCTGGTTGTCGCCAGTCGTCACCCGGCGCGACTGGTACTGGTACATCAGCGGCTGGCCGTAGCTTGAGCTGGCCGTGTCGCTTTCCCACATCGTCACGCGCAACTGATCCTCGTACAGCGGCACCAAGTCCACCAGACGCGACGCACGGTCTAGCGGCTCTCGAAGGCTCTTGCCATCTGCCACGCGGTAGATGAGAGCCGCATAGCGGCCCACCATGTTGCGGCGATCCAGGTCGCGCAGCTTGGCCCATGCACTGACGGATCGCAGCACAGCATTTACCCGCCGCTCCCACGGCGTCTCCTCGTCGCTGGCCGGCGACTTGATGCGCGGCAGGCTTTGCCAGCACTTGTCAAGCAGACGATGCACCGCGCCGTGGGCTGCCGGGTGGCGCTCGTAGGCTTGCAGCATCTCGGAGAAGGTCGGCGTGATGGGATAGCCGTAGCTTTGCCATGCCGTGGGACGCTTAGTGTCGAGCGAGCCAAACCCAGCCACAGCCTCGCGGGCTAGTTGCAGGTCGTAGGTGTTGGTGATGAGGGTTTGCATGGGTGGGATGGTAGGGAGGGGCTAAAAATATTTTTGTCGGATGCTTGCCTGTCTTGAATTTGTAGTTACAATAGAGGCAACAACCAACCAACACAAGGAAACGCATCATGAAAACTATTCAGAACAAGCTTCAATCTGTTGATGCTCTGATCTCCACCATTGAATCCAGCGATCCGGTTTTGTCTTGCTGGGTGGCTTACCGGGCAGAACTGGCTGAAAAGCTGGCCGAAACGATCATCAAGCCCGGCCAAGTGGTGCGACTGGTGAACATGCCGAACGCAAAGCGCGTGGTCATCGTCGGCGTCCGGTCGAACGGCATCTGGATTCGCCGCACCGCCACCGATGGAGAATTCTACCGGCGCGGCGTCGATCAGGTCAAAGAGCGCGTCAGGTTCGCGGACATCATCGCAGTATGAGCGACAAACCAAACACACACGGCGGCCCCGGAAGGGGCCAAGGCAGAAAGCCCGCCACACCTGGCCAGCCCTTGAAGCTGCGCAGCGTTCGCCTTACGGATCAGCAGTGGGAAACGCTGAAGCGGGTTGGTGTTGATGCGCTGCGGGCTTGGCTTGATGGCGAGGCTAGGTAAACAGGCCAGACGATGGACGTAGCAGGCCATTGAATGCACGACTGGCCGCGTCCACTTGGTCGTCAAATGATCCATTAGGGAACATGCGGCACTCGTCCATGAAAGCCTGATTCCATGCGCCGCGCAGCATGATCACGTTTCCGGCATTGATCTGGCTGGCAAGCGGCGTTGCCCTAGTTACCTTGTCGCCAGTCTCTGGACTGAAATGTGCATTGTGTCCGGCCAGCAGTTGAGCGAAGGCCAGCACTTGAGACTTTCCGGCCTGCCCTGGGTCTTGCGGGATGGATTGCTTGAGTTGACGCCCGTCTCGGGATGCTGTCGCCTTGATCATGGCATCACGCTGATGGCTTTCCAGGCGGTCGCGCACCACGTCGGCTATCAGGTAGCGGCCATCATGCAGGCGGGCAAGCTTTGCGCCTGCAGTGAAGTCCCCGCCAAGCGTAGAAGCCAAGTCCCAGCCGCGGCACCACTCGGCGACGTTGGTAGGGATGGCGTCAACCACCTGAATCATGTCAGGCTTGATGATGCCGCCAGCGGTCGGGGCTGGCTGCTGCATGTACTGGCCCGCGAAGCGATACGAATCAGCGGCCTCTAATCGGCGCAGGTCTGACAGCGGGAATTGCAATGGCCAGAACGATTCTCCATCGGCAGTGATGGCTGGGATGTTTAGGTGCTCCCATGTCTCGCCGTTTCCACCGCGCAGCAGATAGCCTGACAGGTCGTTTTCATGCAAGCGCTGCATGATCAAGATGATCGGCGTATCAGGCGAGTTCTTGCGGCTCTCCATCGTGGTGCTGAACCAGTCGATCACGTTCTGCCGCATGGTGTCGCTTGACGCCTCGCCGGCCTTGTGCGGGTCATCGATGACGATGGCTCCACCGAAGTGAGAGCGCATTTTCCCAGCGCCATAGCCAGTGATGGTGCCATCTGCGCCAGTGGCATAGACGATGCCGCCCTGCTCGGTGCGAAATTCATCCTTGGCGTTGGAGTCGTTGCGAAGCTGTGGTGCGCCAAAGATCGCAGCGTATGCCTCGTGCTGCATCACTGATCTGGCGTTCCAGGTGTTGTTGGTCGCCAAGCGCTTTGAGTAGCTGGCGTGGATGAACTCGGAATCCGGCCAGTTACCCATGCACCAAGCAATGAAGTTGATCACGGCCAGCTCTGTCTTGCCGGCTCGTGGCGGGATGTTGATGATCAAACGCTTGGTTTTCCCGATAGCCACCTGCTCTAGCGCGGTGCATATCGCGGCCTGGTGCCAGTTGTCGCGCATAGGCGCACCCTTGCGGGCCAGGAACATGGCCTTGGAAAACGTCAGTAAGTCACGGCGGCACTCCCGCTGAAACTTGGCAATCTCGCGCTTGTCTATCGTCATGCCGCCTTGTATTTCTTCATCAGGCTTGCAAGCGTGTCCATTCCGGCATCATTGGTGCTGCTGGCATTGCTTGATGCTTCATCCAGCCCATAGGCGGAGCGCTCGGCCTTATGGCGCAGCGCCAGCACTTCCATGGAAATCTTGGCACGCTTGCCTGCCTCCAAATCTGCTGCCATGGCTTCGTCAGTGTGCAGGATGCGATGACGCGCCAAATCGGCCTTGTGCCGGTCTAACACATCAGCCCGAAGATCCACTGCGGCTTCGCGGGCGTCGATGGTTTCCGGCGTAACTTGCGCCGAAACTTTCGCCGTAACTTCTCTGGCATCAGAGCGAGCATGTGCCAGCTTTGCCAAGGTTTGCAAGTCGTTGACCCGCTCCCATTTTTCGGCGTTTGCGCGCTTGCTGATGGCTACGCGGCTGACGCCGTTGTCCTTTGCAATGTCCTCGAACGTCAAAGAAGGGTCAGACTCCCATTTGATCCGGGCTGCTTTCCACTGGTCCGCACTCAATCGCGCCATCACTTCCCTCCAATCATCTTTTTCAACTTCTCACTCTTCGTTCGTGCAGACATCGGCGGCGGAGGCAATATCTGCCTAGCCCTACGCTGATACTCGCGCTCTTGCCATTCTGGCGTGTCGCGCTCATCAATCATGATACGGGTCAATCCTCCTTCACGGCGAATCACCTTGCTTCTGATCACCGGATCATCACGGCGGCGCTTGTCGGGCTGCTGCAAGCTGATCCGCACGGGTGCGGTCGCCAGGTCAAAAACCGAAGAGGCCACGCGGCGGGCCTCCTTGGGGATTCGTGACTGGCTGGCGCTAGACCACTTGATGCGCTGGGTTAACAGGTCATCGCTCGGCCCATCGTCGCACTGATCCAGCAGGGCGGGAAACAGGTCTAGCTGCTGCACCTGCGCGCGACCGAACCGGCTTCGGCTTTTGGCCTTGCTTCGGGTGCGGTCGAGCGGGTGGTTCATAGGCGTATGTTAACCGATTGCTTTTGCGATGGCTGCGCGTGCCGCAATGTATTCTGGAAGCGAGCGGCACCCTTCGTCGCTGTCGTACAAGTCTGAAATATTGCGCAATGCCTCCAGCAGCTCCGGCGCGGCGGCGATTAGACGGGCGTCGGCTTCATTGAACATGTCGCACTCATAATCTGGAACTATTTTCGGCCCATCAATGGTCCATCCGTGTCGTGTAACGCCATTGAAATGGCATGCCTCTTCATTGAAGCATGCTTTCCACGGCCCTGGCGTATGCTTCTCGCTCATGCTGCACCGCCTTCCTGCATCTTACGGCCAATTTCTGCGGCTGCGCGGACGATTGCGCGGCGGGTGGCATAGTTTGGATCTTGATCTTTTGCTTCCAAGGCAAGCATTTCGCTATATGGCGTGTAAATACGTACATGCGCGCCATACGTAGCAACAACAACGCTGACATTCACAGCCAGCCTCAGCGCGTCGCCGTCGTCGGTGAGCGGGTTCCAGTTCTGCCCAATGCTGCCGGTCGCATCCGGGCGGCTTGGATTGATCATCTTGCACATTCCGAGTGCGCCCGCGTAGCGCCATCCTGCCATCCCCGCAGCCTTAGCTGCCAACTCCAACAATTCACGATCATTCATTTTCATCGCCACCAAAAAGAAAACCCCACTCAACACCCCGGAGTCAGCGGAGTATAAAGCGGGGTAGGCCTTTCGGCTTTGGTGTCTATGCGTCTGACTCACGCAACACCAAAACCGAATGAGATTACATCTTAGCGCATGGCTGGCGCAGTGTCAAGCGGCTTTTACCTCGATCTCGACAAACCCGCTAATTCTGTCGTCGGCCTTGCTGATCTCAATCGACCACTTCGAGTCATCGACGCCCAGTACGTCGCACAGCCCGTCTAGCCCGCTTTTGAGACTGGCCAGCAGGTTGTCCAGGTCACGCGCCCTGCGGTTCGGCGGAACGAAGGTGATCTTCAGATGCAAACGCTCGGCATCCATGCGGGTCAGGCCTTGCGACCTCGCCTGAGCCGCACAAGCCGCCCGGTAAGCCTTCTTGGCCCGCGCCTTGATGGCCCAATGCCCGCGAGCGTTGGGCGACAGGTCTTTGGTGGGCCACGGCAGGATGACTCTCATTTTTTGCGATCCATCACATCAAAAGCCACGGCCAATGCAACAGCAATGCAGGCCAAGGCAAATGCGACGCCATCATTCATTCGTGGCGCAGCGATCACAAGAGCTGCCAAATACAAGCTATCTGGTTGTTTCACTTTGCACCCTTATCATTTTGTTCGGCAATGTACTGCTCGCCACTGCCCGCATGCTTGCAGCCCGAGCAGAACCGATCCGACAAGCTTCGATCATACCGGCATTCATTGCTCATGCGGTAGGGCCAGGTTTCGCCATGGCTTGACTCGACTGTCTGCTTGAACGCTGGCCGATTAAAACAGCCGTAGCGATGTTCAGGGCCGACTGAGCTACCAGGCCTTACAACGACCTCAACGACCGGCATAGCGGGCCTCCTGGGCGGCTTGGTGGGCTTTTTGGCGCTGGGCCTGTATGGTGGTGGCTTCCATGGCTGCTTTTGCCTCCAAAGCCTCGCAAATCATAGCCTCGTCCTGCATGAGCTTTTGCTTCTGCACCTCGCCATGCAAACGCGCCTCACCGTACAGCGACGCATA